AAACGATTTAAGGAAACAACGCACACTATGAGACAATTTTACACACAACGATCGAACACATTTGAATATCAAGGAAATGTAGAATTATCACCACTCATGGTTACCCTCGACTCAGGCCAAGTCGAGCGGGCGACTCTGTCTGTGTTAATACAACAATGGAGTCTAAATGAGCGAATTAAATGGCGTAACTGGGTGACCATGTCCACACCTAGCGCCGCTTGGCTAGCCATCAATCGATGGTTTCACCGGGATGTTGTAGATCCAACAGTACAGGAGTCTTCCTCGACTTTTGTTGATGCAATTGATGTCCCCAGCGATCCAGCTACCAATCAACCTGGTAATGAGTTGATTGGGTATGCCAATGTCCCCACTCGCACCAGAATTTCAGCTGCTGCCCAATATGGGCAAGAATGTAGACTGGAATTAAACTGCACTCGTCGAACTGCCGCCATGGAACTTGCCGTTCGGGCTTGGCTAAATAGAGAGTTTGATAATAACTTCGTCCGTCGAATAGATAGACGTGTGTTATTACCCCTCGCTATTGAAGCCGCCTTTGTACCTAGTAGGTATGAAATTGAAGCCCATCATATGGCTAACACCGTTGAGGTAGTCACTAGACAGTTACAACTGGAAGCTAACGTTTACTCAAATGAGAACCGTAGGTGGTTTCACCTATGGCCTCGTAAGTTACGTCGGCGACCTACCGTTAGTGCTTGAGGAGGCCCTGTCCGTCGTACCGGGATCTGTAGTTCACCATTACTTGCCCCTGCTGTTAAGAAGGGGAAGTATGATAAACATAGATCATTCTTGACGGTACAAAGGAATGGGTTGCCACACCGTGATAGACAGATGATTCAGCTTGAGGGCTTTGCCGACCCCGAGCGACCACTCACGGTTTTTAATAACGATATAACGACACTGGAGAAGGCAATTAAAGAACGAGTGTTCTTTGTGGTTCAGGATGGGGTGTATGTTAGACCCCCTCAACCTATCTCCGAGCTAATATTCATTACTCAACTTAGAAGCTTCTATACACTTATGCAGAAAATGTGTGTCCCTACCGATCCGATGACGCCCCAGGCATATGCCAGGTGCTATTCCGGTACCCGTAAGGAAGCATTGTATACAAAAGCGTTTGAGGCTAATTTACAAGAAGGTGGGGTGCGCCGAGAGCACGCCTACACATGTGATTTTGTTAAAGATGAGAAACAATTGAAGCTTGTGCCACGTGTTATCCGACCAGCTAACATGAGGTATAATGTCGAAATCGGTAGGTTTGTACGACCTATAGAGCATAATATGTACCGATCAATAAATAAGATTTTTGGATTTGAACGTCATGGTGTCAAAACCGTGATGAAGGGGCAGAATGCTAGTAAACGTGGTGGGTTTATACACTCTGCTTGGAAAAGATTTGGTAAGCCTGTGGCACTCATGTTGGATGCAAAACGATTTGACCAACATGTCAGCTATGAGGCGTTGCAGTATGAATTTTCAATCTATGGGCTGTTTAATAATGACCCAGACTTTCGTGGTATGTTGATGTGGCAATTGTATAATTGTGGGTTTGGTCGTTGTAAGGACGGCAACCTCAAATACAAAGTGCGTGGGACACGAACCAGTGGGGTATCAAATACTTCATCTGGTAATGTTGTCCTTATGTGTGCCATGGTGTACTGCTATATGAAGTCTATTGGATTGGGGTGGAGGGATTACTGCCTAATTAATGACGGTGACGATTGTAGT